ATTTCACCTCTCGAAGTTACGTATAGATATAATTACCCAATAATATTATAGTCATTTTCGCCAGCAAAAACAAGCGGTTTCTTGTTATTTGCTTATATTTGTTATTATTTTTCTTAGAAAATTTACTATTCGTTCATATTTGTTTTTAGGTAGCCGGACATGTATATGTCCGGTCTTTTCTTTTGTAAATCCAGGATTTTCAATCATTATCCGTTCCATCAATCATCTCATTATTCCTAAAAACGGACATAGGCATGTCTGAGGTTTTTATTTTGAAATCTGGCATATTTAAGATAGTTATTAAAAACTCGTCTCGGACAAGACGTTAACCAGTCTGACTTGTTCATCAACTCACCATCTTCGTGGCCACGTGGTGTGTTCGTAGTTGATGAACAACAGAACATTATTAATAGAGTTGCCAGCTTACGAACGGCTGGTCACCGGAAAGAAGCGGAGTTATCCGCATGAGGTGACCATCTTATGAAAAACACTGGCAGCCATATCGGTTATCTCCGCTTCGGTTCAAATGCCGAAAGGAGAAAATCGAATGGCAAACAAAGACAATCAGAGTAAAGAGTATCGTATCTACATCAAGGAATCCAAAAGCTGGGTGGATGTTAACAAGGAGTTCTACACGAACTACTACCGTGACATCAACGCCTATCGCAAGCGTCAGCAGGAACATGGCCGCTGTGTCTGCCCTGCAAGCAAACGCTACTTATGTGACATGGATTGTTTAACCTGTCCTTATGCCAAAGCTGGCGATCAGCTTTCTCTCGACAATACTGTAAGTGACTCTGACGGAAACGAAAAGAGCTGGCTTGATGATATGCCAGATGAATCTGCAGCTATCGCTGAAGTATTAGAGGATGCAGAACTTCTTCACGCTCTCTATGCAAAGCTGAATGAACTGGACCCGGAAGGTCGACTTATCTGTCAGCTTATTATGCAGGGAAAATCCGAACGTGACTGCGGCAAGAAAATGGGCCTCTCTCGTAATACATTCGTGTATCGCAGGGACAAGCTGTTCAAGAAGCTCCGCTCTGAGCTTAAGGACTACATCTAATATGAATGGTCGTCCTCTGATTCTTCAGGGGACGATTTTTCTTTTCAAAAAAGTTTCTTATTTTTTTCGGCCAAACGGCAAGCTCACCTCCATTGAGTAGTGTAAGGCGAAACAAAGCGACCTACAGAAAGCGAGGTGAATATTGTGAATCGGACTTTTCACAACCGAAGCGGCACTGACGCAGAAGTGATTGCTACTCTTACTGCAATCAGTCAAGTATCCGCAAGAATGGCGAAGAATCTCAGAATCATCACCGCACACAGACAATCCGAGAAAGGAGGAACATTAAATGTCAAAAATGAGCGATATGGCTATGATCATCGAAGATCTGAGAAATGCTGCCACTGCTATTAACGATGCAGCAAACTGGCTCGCACAGCAGTTTTCATCTGATGATAAGCAGCAAGCTGAAAATATTGCTGCTAGACCAGAAAAGAAAACAAAACCTGCGCTGATTCTTGAGGATGTTCGAGCTGTTCTGGCTGATAAATCTCGTTCCGGACACACAGCTGAAATTCGAGAACTTCTTAAAAAGTACGGTGCAAGCAAGTTGTCACTCGTAGACCCGAAATATTATGAAGCCCTGCTCAGGGAAGCGGAGGTGCTCTAATATGCCACCTAAAGGACATGCAATCCTCTCCGCATCCTCTTCTGACCGCTGGCTCCACTGCCCACCATCAGCAAGCCTCTGCGAAACCTATGAGGATAAAGGCAGCAACTATGCTGCAGAAGGCACCGATGCCCACTCTCTTTGTGAGTACAAGCTCCGCAAAGCACTTGGCATGAAAGCTACTGATCCAACAAAAAGTCTCGACTGGTACAACACCGAAATGGAAGATTGTGCTACCGGGTATGCCTGCTTTATCATGGAGCTTTTGGAAGAGGTCAAGCAGACCTGCTCCGACCCTGTTGTTCTGATTGAACAGCGAGTGGACTTCTCACGTTGGGTAGAACAAGGCTTCGGAACATCTGATGCCATTCTCATCAGCGACGGTACCATGCACGTAATTGACTACAAGCACGGTCTTGGAATTCTCGTATCCGCTGAGGACAATCCGCAGATGAAGTGCTACGCTCTTGGCGCACTGGAACTCTTCGATGATATTTACGACATCGATACGGTCAGCATGACTATCTACCAGCCCAGACGTCAGAACATTTCTTCCTACGAAGTCAGCAAGGATGACCTATATCAATGGGCCGATGAAGTTCTGAAGCCTACCGCAGGCCTTGCCTTTGCCGGTGATGGAAATTTCCTGTGTGGTGAATGGTGCGGATTCTGTAAGGCAAAACATGAATGCCGAGCCAGAGCTGAAGCCAATCTCCTACTCGCACAGCACAATTTCAAGTTGCCGCCACTGTTTGAGGATTCGGAAATTGAAGTCATCCTCTCCCGTGTCGACGAACTGGTCTCTTGGGCAAATGACATCAAGGAGTATGCACTCCAACAGGCAATCAGCGGTAAAAAATGGACTGGCTGGAAGCTGGTCGAGGGTCGCTCCAACCGCAGATATACCAACGAAGACGCCGTATCGAAAGCTGTCGAAGCTGCTGGTTTTGACCCTTACGAAAAGAAGCTACTTGGTATCACAGCCATGCAAAAGCTGCTCGGTAAGTCTCGCTTCGAAGAGCTAATTGTAGCCTATATCGAAAAGCCACAAGGCAAACCTACTCTTGTGCCGGAGAGTGATAAGCGTCCGGCAATGAACACAGCAAAAAATGATTTTATGGAGGAATATGACAATGAGTAAAAATGTAAAAATGACAAATCCCATGAAGGTTATCACCGGTCCTAACACACGCTGGAGCTACGCCAACGTCTGGGAACCGAAATCCATCAACGGTGGCACTCCGAAGTATAGTGTCAGTCTGATCATCCCGAAGTCCGACACAAAGACTGTCGCAAAGATTGAAGCTGCTATCGAAGTTGCATACCATGAAGGGGAAGCAAATCTCAAGGGCAACGGCAAGTCTGTACCAGCTCTTTCCGTACTTAAGACTCCTCTTCGTGATGGCGACCTTGAAAGACCGGACGACCCTGCTTATGCTGGCAGCTACTTTGTGAATGCCAATGCAACCTCTGCTCCGGGCATCGTAGATGCAGACCGCAATCCTATCCTCACTCGTTCTGAGGTTTACTCTGGAGTCTACGGTCGCGCCAGCATCAGCTTCTACGCTTTCAACAGCTCTGGTAATAAGGGCATCGCCTGCGGTCTTAACAATCTGCAGAAGATTCGTGATGGTGAGCCTCTTGGTGGTAAGGCTTCTGCTGAATCTGACTTTGCAACTGATGACAATGATGATTTCCTTGATTAATGGAGGTGACAAACTATGGCGACAATTATGATTAGTACAATCCTTGTAAACATCTGTATCGGCTGCTTCGCGTGTGTTGGACTTACTACTGCAATCTCTATGATTCAGAGTATCATCAATGACCACAAACGCGAAAAGCGTGAACAGGAAAAGGACAAGCGTGATCTCGAATACCATGAAAAACGCATGAAGGACTTTAAGTAATCTATCAACCTGCTGGCGGTGGTTTTACTGCCGTCAGCACATCTTTCGACAAAAGGAGATAATCTATGAATGAATTTGCAGAAATCTTAAATCAATTTATTGCTAACGTCATCGCATACACCTTTTTTGTAACGCTGGAGCAAAAGCTGGCCCACGGCGGTCATCCGGTACTCCGTTGGATGATGAATAACATCTATATCCGCACTGACCCGGCAGGCAATATAAAGGCTGACAAAGAAAAATCCACTTCTGTTTATTTATTTGAATTTATAATTCCTTCGATATCTCGACCACCGTAGAATATTCGTGCTACTGTAACCGTCCTCTCCTTATCATCAACAAGATAATACACAATAAAGTTGTCTACCGGAAGCTGATGCATTTTCATCGAATGCCAAGGCTCCCATTCAACTAACGTATAACGAGCTGGCATGAAATCCAATGAACGAACTTCCTTTCGTATACGCCCCAGCTGAGCTGCGGC